TCAGCTAATCTTTTTTCTTTTTCTTGTTCATAAAGATCCTTTTGCTTATCAATAGCACTTTAACTTTCAATTATAGTTGCAACAGACTCTAAAGTATCATCAACCTTATTTAATTGAAGTCTTATACTATCAATTTGATTAGCAAAAGATTGTTGAAAATTTGCAAAAACACCAATATTAGTAATATTATTTTTACTTAATTCATTAACTTGATTTTGTAATGATGCTACTGAAGATGAAAGTGATTGAAGCGTAGATTTTGTTTCAGGATCTGGTTTGTTTACACCAAAAACACTTCCCGATACGGTACTTTCATTAATACCCTGAATGGAATTGGAAAGTGGCGATGGTAAAACTGCCATTAGGATTGTTGGTTTTTAAGATTTTCTTCTTCAATATATTGTTGTAAAAGTGTAATGTAAATTTCCTTTTCCCAAGGAATCATATTTTCAAGTTCTGTTAATGAATATTTATGGTGTTGCATCAAGGAAAAATTAGTTCGGAAGTATGACGCAAGATCATTATGCGCCATACTTACACGAAAAAAGCAGGAAGTCCCTCCAATACGACTTCACTTTCAACACCAGTATTTGGATTTTTAATTTTAATGTTATGAGAAAGTTTAGGCATTGTTTCAAAGAACTTTTCAATTTCTTTAAATTGTTTTGAACTCAATTGCTCAACAAATTCTGAAAGTTCTTTTTTTGAACATTCATTTCCGATCCAAGATTCTTCTTCAGAATATACTTGATCAATACATGAACAAATCAAATCAAAAGATTCATTAACACCAATTCCTTCTCCACTATTAAAATTATTTTTAATAAATTCTGCCATAGAAGGATACTTCATTCTCATAGTCAAAGTATCATCTAATTTAATATCTTTATTATGACCTTCTTGTTCTTGTACCAGAATCTCATCCAAATTGATGCTCACAGGAACTTTTGTTACTCCATCATCTGGACATGTAATTAATACATCGACAGTTTCACCAACTGATTTACCACGAATATTTAAAAACAGATATTCAATATCAAAAGTAGCGAGATCATCGATTTTAATTCCTTTGCTTAAAATGCAGTTTGAAATTACTGTTTTAACTGCATTTGCAATTTGCTTACTATCCTCACTTTCCATTGCAATAATGAGGATTTTTTCTTCTTTAACTAGAAATGGGCGATATCTAATTTTCTTTTTTGATGATGGAATTTCCAACTCATAAATTGGAGTCGCAAGTTTTGGTAAAGGCATAATATCCTATAAAGTTCAGATGCTGTTATTTATAGTGTTCTAAACCAAATAGAATTACTTCTATTAGTATTAGTAGAGACTAACTTTGCATCTGGACTAGGATTAATATCTCCACCAATTCCTCTTGGTCTTGGATCATCTAATCTTCCAGTACCTTGATTCAAATTTCTCCACAACAGTTCTTGTTTTCCAGTTGCAAGTCTATTAGAATTATTTGCAGATGTAGAAGCAGTTACATTTTGAGGTATTAAATTATTACCTCTCAAATAAGTTACATCTAAACTTCTAGTAGATCCACAAACATATCTTTCATAACTAAACGATGCAGTTACAGTCAATACTTGAGAATCATTATATGCAATTGTTGGAGAATACATTGAAATTGGAAATAATCCATAAAAATTATATTCAATTTGATTCCTATAATCCCTATCAAATTTTAATACTTGAACTGTATCACATTTATAATCTTTAGGATACCTCATTCTAAAGAAGTATCCCTTTTCCGTATTTAAGATATTAGATCCACTAGAAATAAATTCTATCCAGTGCTCTAAAAATTTAATCATTTTATATTCCTTATCAACATAAAATGTCAAATCAATTGGAGTAAACATTCTAGTATGAGCCATCTTCTCAGTGACTCCACTAACATCACCGACAATATCTGCTGTTCCTAAAGCACTAGCAGGTAGTGATGCAGAAGAACATAATAATCCAGCATTTTCGGCAACAAATCTCCAACCAATACCCCTAGCATCTAAATGTTTTTGCAGGGGAAGTGGTAATGCTCCGAAACTTACTTGATAATGACTGGTTTGTGCCAGATTACCAAAAATTGGTTTAATTTCTGATATTTTGCGAGGGCGGGCAATAGACACTCTAAATACTCTTAAGGTCTTATACTATATGTATATGTCGTATAAAGGAAAATATCAACCAACCAATCCTCAGAAATACCGAGGAGATCATAGTAATATTATTTATAGGTCTTTGTGGGAACGTAAATTTATGAAATATTGCGACCTTAATGAAAATATTCTTGAATGGGGAAGTGAAGAGATTGCATTACCATATAGATCTCCTGTAGATAATAAGATTCATAGATATTATCCAGATTTTTATATCAAAGTAAAAGAAAGTAGTGGTGAAATTAAAAAATGTATAATCGAAATTAAACCCAAGAAACAAACAGTAGAACCAACACCACAAAAAAGAAAAACAAAAGGATATATTTTTGAAGTCGTTGAGTATGCAAAGAATCAAGCAAAATGGAAGGCAGCAGAAGAGTTTTGTAAAGATCGACAATGGGAGTTTAAGGTGCTCACCGAAAGCGAATTGGGGATCAAATAATGGCACTCACAGGATACGAAAAACCATTAGAGCAATATAGTAAAAATGAGTTAGTTGAAATTGCAAAAAAATATACAATATATTACCAAACTGATTCTGGACAAGGATCTACCAGTAATTATGACAAGTTATCAAAAGAAAAATTAATATCGATTATAAAATCTGATAGAGATTATCAAAATTCTGCTCCACCTTCTAGAAAATTAAGCAGAGTTGAAATGATGACGCAGAGAATAAGACAAGGAATTGATAAACCGGATAAAATTATGGAAGTTATTCAAGAAGTTTTTGATGATACTGATTCAATTCCAAAAATAGGAAATATATACACCTTTGTATATACAGCAACTACTCCAAGAATTTTTTATGATAAACACCCCCTTATATTTGTCGAATCCTATAATCCTCCGTACTTTATAGGATTTAATGTTCATTGGCCAGATTATAGAAATTATCTTTTGGGAAATGTTACTAACCAAGTTTTTCATAGAGTTCAAAAGGGTGAAGAATTTGATTATCTTCATGATGTTCCATATAAGGAAATATTGCAAACATAAACTAAATAGTTAGAAAAAGATAAATGGCACTTAAAGGATCTTATAGATATCCACAAAAAAGAATAGATTCTTCAGATGATTATCTTGAAATTCTTGTCGTCAAATATTCTGCTCCAGGTCTAGAATTAACTGATAATCCAAATATACTTCAAAGAACTTCTACACAAGCATTAGATGATAGTGGAAGTTTAAAAGATCCATTATATCAAATTCTTCTTCCCATGCCACAAGGAATTTCTGATACTAATTTAGTTAAATGGGGGCAAGATGAGATAAATCCTTTAGAAGGCGCAGGACTTGGAGCAGTAAAACAAGGTATGCAAGGAGATCCAAAGGGAGCATTTGACAAATTATTAAATAAAACAAAGGCAGTTCTAACTAGTGGAAATGCACAAGATTTAGCTACTAGTTACATGTCAGCAAAGGCAGTTGGAACTCTTGGAGGAAATGTAACTGCGGAGGGAGTTTTAGCAAGAACTACGGGTCAGGTTCTTAATCCAAATATGGAACTTCTGTTTCAAGGAGTCCAATTAAGATCTTTTAATTTTTCATTCAATCTTGCACCAAGAGAAGAAAAGGAAGCACTAGCGATTAAAAATATTATAAGAACATTTAAACAGTCAATGGCCGCTAAAACCTCAAGTGGAACTGGCGCTGGACTTTTCATCAGTTCTCCTGAAATATTTCAGTTGACTTACAAATCAGGAAACAAAAAACATCCATTTCTTCATTCATTCAAACCATGTGCATTGGTAAGTATGGGTGTTGATTATACTGGATCTGGTGTTTATTCAACCTATGAAGATGCTACACCAGTTCATATGAAACTTACACTTTCATTTCAAGAATTGAATCCAATTTACTTTGATGATTATGATAATATTCCTTTAAGCGATGGAGTTGGATACTAATGGGATATTTTAGAGAACTTCCAGATTTAGAATATCAATCACCTTTCGAAGATAGAGTTTCTTCCGATGCTTATGTTCGTGCAAAGAATTTATTTCGCAGAGTTAAACTTCGTGATGATTTGCAGAATTTTTTCACTCTCTTTAATAAGTATCAAATTCCTGATGGAGCTCGTCCAGATACTGTAGCAGAAGAACTTTATGGTAGATCGGATTTGGATTGGGTTGTTATTTTAACTGCAGGAATTGTCAATATTAGAAATGAGTGGCCTTTATCTGATAGAGATATTTACAGATATGCTGAAGAAATTTATGGAACTCAATTAAATGCTTTACATCATTATGAAACTAAAGAAGTTAAGGATTCACAAGGTCGCTTAATTCTCCCTGCAGGTAAAGTTGTAGATTATAATTTCACAATTCAAGATCCAAATATTCCAACTCAAAATATTACTCCTGCACCAGTTACAGGAATTAGTAATTATGAATATGAGGTTAGAAAAAATAACGAAAAAAGAACCATTTATATTTTGAAAAAAAATTATCTTCAACAATATCTAAATGATATGAGAAAAATCATGTATTATGATAAATCTTCACAGTATGTTGATAAGACCTTAATCCGTACTGAGAATACTAGAGTCACTATGCCATAAGAGTCCCAAACTCTTATCAAACATCATCACATATCGGTGTTTACGGGAGCGTTCTTTCCATTCTCCTGCAGCACCTTTAATTTTGCCTCTAGAGTGTTTAGTTCCATCTGCATAGTAAAAATCTTTCTTTGGGTCTGTGAGTCCGCAATATTTAAAATTAAGAGCACGATAGACTGTACCAAAATGGAAATCACTATCAGCGTAAGAGATGATTGCTTTAACTTCAGTATCCTTCCGTAACTGTCTAATCGCTCTTGAAACAAACCAAGAAGTGATATTATGCTCGTCAGATTGGGTGTCTGGGTGAATGCAGAGGCGTGAAAGTTCAAAAAGTCCTTGCTGTTCATTTCGTTCTAATCCAAAAGCACCTTGAGCAATTTCGGGAACAGGGAGTCCAGTAAAAACACAAACTCCCTGAATACCACCAATATTCAATGGGCAAAAGTCATTATTCTTATAAAGACCATAGTTATACCCAGATTTAAAACCTTTTGAAAAGTCCTTAAGATAATGAAACCGCAGAAGTAACTCTGCGGCTTCGGACTTACTTACACGTTCAATGGTGTAATCAGACTTCACTCAGCAAGTTTTGCGAAATATGACATCGTATCATCTTCTTCGTCTTCATCATAAGAAGAAGATTTAGTTGAAGACAGATTTTTCAGTTCAGTGCGAAGATCTTCATCAAG